CTGAAGCCATAGGCATCTTTGGATAAATCACTGATCCACATTAAACACTCGTTGAACTCTTCCTGGGTCTTAATTGTAAATGCCATATCTCTTAATCTTTTAATTTACATAAATATAAGGACAATACGCATGCGAGTCAAGCATTTTCTAAACTTTTTTGATATTTTCTGCATACTGTGCTTCATCCTTTTCCCAACGAAATTTACTCATAGAACCAATTGCTCTGATGCCAGATTGATTGAGTATTTTATCAGCATTTTTAGTTAAGAACATATTAGCTGCTCTTTGAGATTTTTTCGTATGAAGTAATTTCTTTCTACCATTATCTTTTTCAATATAAACCACAAACTCTTCCTGGGTCTTAATTGTAAATGCCATATCTTTTAATCTTTTAATTTACATAAATATAAGAACTATTCTTGTGCGTGTCAAGCAAAATCCAAGAAAAGTTTAACTAAGTTATTCACAAGTTATTCACAGCAGAAAAAGGGCGAACCCGCCGTTGGATCCGCCCCAGAGATATGAAAATTAAAAGATATGCTTTACAAATACTGTTGCAGGATCTCTAATCCTGATAGGTTCCTCAACCCATCCTCGCCTGCTCTAACCAATTGTCTGGCTCTCTCATTTGACACACCGAGCTTCTCAGCAATGTCTTCCATGCAGCTTGGATACTCTACACCGATCCCATAAAACAATGCTACTGCTTCCCGTTGCTTGGGTTTGAGCTGAGCCAATGCGGCTGCTATCATGTCATTAAGATCTCTTTGGTCTTGTCGGCTTGTATCTGGATCTGCCGGCAAGAATCGATCCGCATAAGTCTCTGAGTCTTCATCATCGCCAATCACTGTCTGTGTGGAGATGGTTGAATATTCTTCTGTGGCTGTCCTATGAGATGGGATCCTTACTGTGCGGCCCATATCATTCAATGCCTTGGTAATCTCTGCTCGGATATACCATACTGCAAATGTGATGAACTTGATCTTTCTGGTTGGATCGAATCGCTCTGCGGCTTCAAACAATCCTACATTGCCGAACCCTATCAGGTCCTCTAGCTCTAATCCCATTCCCTGGTACTGCTTGGCTACTTGAACTACAAATCGCAGATTGGATTCAATCAATTGATCTCGGGTAGCATCTGCCTCCTGCTCTCGGGTTAGTAATTTGGGTTTCTTGATGTCAGCCATATACTTCTTTACTGACTTGGTCTCGGTGGCTACTGCGCCTGTGGTAACATATATCTTATTCATAACCTTTTCTTATTTGCCGGTTGCTAAAAAATTGAAACTCATTCTTACTGGTTCTTCCTTCTGAACCTTTTTGGGTGCTCTATTCATGCATTGCATGACTGCACAATTTGCGTTGCTACTGCGTGCATCTCTACGGAACTGACTCAATACTGCGTCTTGCTTAAACTTTCCGGAATTTCTACTATTCTTACTCATATCCTTTAATCTTTTAATTTACATAAATATAAGGACTATTCTCGTGCGTGTCAAGCATTTTGTAAACTTTTTTACGAAAATGTTTTCCATTCACCAGACTGAGTAAACACATATCCGTACTCTTCAATATCACTGCGACTGAACGACTCAACACTTGCATCAACGCGTGGAAGTCTAAAATCCTCTAATCGATCCCGGTGGTATGCAACGGTAACATCTAAGCATGGCTCATTGAATGAATGATATACTCCCGGCTTTGGTGCAACATATTTTCTCAAATAGCTAATATCACCCAATGCAATGAGTGCTTCTACTTTTTCCGGATCCACGTAATGCTCCTGGAGCGTTGCTCCTACTCCCTCAGGATATCCATCCCAATGACAATAAATGCTTCGTACTTCGCCGTTAGGCTGTTCCATTCCAATTCTGCTTCTTGTAGCCATATCTCTTAATTTTTAAATTTACATAAATATAAGACAAAATTCAATGCGTGTCAACCGAAAAGTAAACAAAGTTATTCACAATTCGTCATTCTGGAATGTACTTGCCATTAATAAAGCGTACTGGCATTTCATAGTCAAACAAAAACACATCATACACGCCATCATTAAAGTTTTCCGGATTAGCTTCTTGCCACTCATGCTCAATGTCATTCTTATATAAAAACAATTGGAACTCTTCGGCATCCATATGGGCTGCGTCATGCTTAATAACGTCTCTGGTGAATTCTAAATCTGTCATTTTCTTCTTTTTTAAAATAATACTTAAATATAAGACAAAATTCAATGCGTGTCAAGCATTTCTCGAGAAAAGTTATTCACAATTAATTTAAATGAATTTTCTCTGTATCCGTAACATCTAATGCTCTAAGCTCTCCAGTCAAGTCATCCAACCAAAACATGGTAGGTGCATCTTCGAAGAATGTAAATACGTGTGTCACGGTCCTGCCGTAACTCTCTGCTAGCAGGATCATCTCTGCATACCAGCATTCAATGTCTTGCAACGACAACTCCCAACGTTGTGTGAGTGGAATATCCTTTCCGTCTGCGCATACTAGGAGTGCCTGATCCAACTCCCATTTTAAAGTGTCTAACATTGTTCTTATTTTACTAGGGTTAAACTTGATTGTTGAACTAAACAATTAACATCGCCCATCGTTGGGTGATTGGGAACATTAACTCTGGCTACACCTGGAATATCCGACATGGCTGTCCAGGCACTTAATGTTCCTCTTAACGTATATCCCCATTTGTCGGTAAACTTAACTTTGGATCCTCTTGCAATCATATCTCTTAATTTTTAATTTACATAAATATAAGAAGAATATGTGTGCGTGTCAAGCATTTCTCGAGAAAAGTTATTCACAATTTATTTGGAATACCCAACCATTTCTTTTGCTACTGCTGGTACAAAGCCTTTCTTTACGGCATATGGATACTCTTGATTCAACCACCAATTCTCTACTCTATGGTCCAGGGCGAATAAAGTCTCTTCCCATATCTCACCAATTGTAAAGTCTTCACTATAACCATACCCATTAACAATCTTAGCCAATTCACATAATGCAGCTCTATCATCAGCGGCTTCTGCCTTATTCAAAGCCTCTTCCAAGTTCCTCTTCATCTCAGTGGCAACTTCTTCATTATGCTTGTACATTGCCGGATTCCACGGACGGGTTATTTCAATACCATACTTTACATCTAATACCTTCATATCTCTTTTTTAAATTATACTTAAATATAAGCAAAAAAAGTGCACGTGTCAAGCATTTTGCAAAAAAAGTTATTCACAATTTATCGATCCCTCAGTATCCCTGTTATCTAATCCTTTTATTTCGAAAGAAAAAAGGCCGCCAACTTGCCTAGGCTTCGCACCTACCCGGGAGCATCTATAACCCTCCACCGGCGACCCTTTCTAATTTCGAGGGCTACCCTTATGATGAACACCCGTCGGTGCCATTAAACCAGTTGCGGCCGGACCTAGATATATCTAGGATTTATCTATTTCTCCCTCAATTATATTATAAGAAATAATCCGTACAGATCCAACCGCAAATCACCGGACAATGCCTAGTAAAAATACGAAGAAACGTTTACTCGTACTATACGTCGAGACCAAACCAAGCTCTTATATATACTAGACATTGTTCGATACATGTGTACGCCAAATATACGCCAAATATACACTAAAAATAGACTACACGTAGACACGCATACACACTAATAATGGACGAAATATACACGAAAAATAAACGCTGTGTGCTGGGTAGCGAGCGCAGCGAGCGAATAATGGACGAAAAATACGCCATTTATACACGAAAAATACACGAAAAATACGACACAAATAGACTGCGTATACTGCATTATCATTGTTTTAGGGTATCTAAGCACCAGGTAATCCGAATAAAGAGCATTATGCTCTAGGAAACTAGGCGAGACACGGAAGAGTGGGGTTTCTAATCTGACAGTCCAATACTACCCAACCCTGGACGATTCAACCCAAGAACTATGCTTAATAATTATAATTCAGATTTTCTGACTCTTTGCCCACTCTGCGTTTTCTAATAGGGACACCTGGGCCTGGGGACACCATACTAATAAATTGGGTTTCTTGCTGTTATGTGTGAGTCGAGTATATGCGTATACTGATATAATACATACATACTTTATGCTTTATTCGTATGCGTGTCTCTTCGTGTTCTTCGCATTACTGGTTTTTCTTTTCGCTTTCATAAGCCGTGCCGGCGCAACTTTACTAGTTAGTTTGAGCGCACAGTAAGAGAGGAGCAACCTTGGGCTACTCCTTGTGTGATCTTATCGAAACAAACGATCCAATATCCAAAGCTCAACGGCTTCTGTTCTGCTTGGTTCTCTTTGTCCCCACATCAAACTATCCGTTAGTCTATCATACCGTTTCCACAACCTGTTTCTCAACCAAAGAACATCCCATTCTTCTACAACAATGCGTTGTCTTGTAGTACGGTTAGGCAGTGAGATAAAAAAGGATACTAAGGAGTGTTCTCGGAATTCGTGTTGCACTGTGCCTATTCGAAACCCATACTCTTGTTGGTGTCCTGCTCTCACCGTCAGTAACTCAAACTTGAAATCCCATTTATGTGTTTTCCAGCCGATACGGGCAGCTATTTCGTGTATTCCTTTCATTACAATGTTCCCATTTTATCTTGTTCAATAATAGTTTTGTATTTCAACTCAATTTCCCGTGTTAATTCCCAAAGATCATGCAAATCGTTTCTTACTGATTCTGCCATGTTGTCATCAAACCCAAAAGGATGTGAATAAAGAAATACACCGCGCGAATCTCGTTTTTCGATTATCACTATCGGAAGTCCGTCATCATCCCATTCATTTATAAACTTGAATCGATATCCTTCATCGTTAGTGATTTCTCTTTGACGAGTAGCTAACCATGTCCATTGGGCTTGTGTCATCTTACTAATGTTACGAACCCTCTTTTACGCATTGGTGTAAGATTGGGTATGTGAACGTATAATTGATACACAAATGTTATTGGAGAATCGGTTGATGAATTCCAATAAGAACCATCCCAATATTGAAAAGGGTCTTTTGTTTCAAATACTAATTCACCACTACGAGTCCATACTGTTAAATCATAATCGTTAAACTTCAATGTATCATCAAATATAGGTTTCCAATAATCATTCCTCATATCACCATCAGGGGTGAACGCGTTTGGAATATAAATATCTTGTGCGAATGCAGTTGTTCCAACAAACATTGCCGCTATTACTAATAACTTTTTCATATTATTCAAATTTTTCAATACATTCGCAGTTATCTGATTGGTAATATGCTGCATGATTGATAACATTAACTTCTTTAGTTCCGCATCGGTATAATTTGCAATCATCGTGTTTCTCACATCCAATTAATATTGCTGCTACTATTAATAACTTTTTCATATTATTTGATTATTTGATATTGATACAACATAAATTTAATATAAGCAATAGGCATCCTGGTGTAAATGTACCATTTAGAATACCCTTCCATATACTCCATACTGGTACGGTAAAACCATTTTGAATATTCAATAAACTGTTTCATAAGTCAAACCATTTATCATTATCATTTTTTTTGATTATTCTGGCCAGGTACGCAATACCCAACACAAATATGGTAGCGTGTATCGCCAACCCTGCTAATATCCAAAACGTATTCATAACTCTACTCTTGTTGCTTCATCTAACAATAACTTGGTATTCTTCCAGGTTACACACCCTACTCGCTTACCTTTACCTTCTAATGCCATATCCGTATAAAATCCTACATCCCAACTATTGGCTCGTTTGTCATAGTTGAGTTGGATTCCTTGAAAGAATCGATCTGCATCGATCACATACATTGCATTCTGTGCTGGATGATGAAATGATATAGTATCGCATTTGCCCTCTTTGTTGTCTCCAATGTTCTTGGCAATGGCTGATGTCTTTCTGATAACAAGCTTCTTGTGCTCATTGCGAATTCCATTTTCAAACAAATGATCGTAGCCATCGGCATCAACGGTTTCTCCGGATACTCCAAAATGTCGTTCCAAGTAAGGAAGAATAACTTGTTCTGAAATTCTTCCAGCATTCACTGTAAGTGCCTGGCCAGACTCTACAAACCATTCAATCATTTCATCTGTGATGTGGTCACTTACATAGACAGGTAATGTAATTACTCGTCCATTTTTTTGCATTCTATGCGTCATCATAACTTATTATATGAATTAATATTTACTTTTCCAAAAGGAAAGGCAACTTATGCTGCCTCTCCTAACTCTAAAAACTTGCGATTCAATGATCTTGATACTTTAGTGAGTGATGTCGGATCAATAAACTCTGCTTCTTGTCCATACATTTTACGGAATGACTCTGCTGAATAACCTTGAGAATCGCCGTCGATAAAATAACCAATGATATGAATACCAATCTCTTTCATCTTGTTAACAACTCTGCGTGTATACTCAACTCCATCCCAATAATATGAAACCCCATCAACACCGCCTGGCATACCATCTGAATAATTAATAAAGATACATTCATCTCCTTTTGCATCCTTTTTAATGTCTCGGTAAATGCTTTCGAAAGCAATACCTTCTGGTGTCATTCCAAAGGTTTTCAACCAAGGGAACAGTGTTTTGATCTTGCTCATTTTGTCATGAGCTGAATCATATGCATACAGCGTGGTTGATTTGGAACTATTATAGTCTCCCGTTGTACCTCTCAATGAAATTTGCACTCGAATCCCGGTTGTCATTGAAGCTGCTTGTGCAACTGCTACTGCAGATTTAATTGCATTTTCAAAACGTCGACCGTTCATTGAACCTGATGCATCAATTGAAATATGGATGAAGAAGTTCTTGAATCGATCCGTTACAATGCGATGGAATACTGAATCATTCCCAAAGCCTAAACTAGATACTAACCTTCTATCGATCTTACCACTTTGCAATCTTGTACTCTTCAATGATCTTTCTTCATTTCTAATTTGAAGCTTTCGACCCAATTGACGACCTAAGACGATACCTTCGGTTACTGCCTTGTGCATATCTTGATAACCTCTGAAGCCCCATTTATCTGTATTTAATGGATCTATGCCTTGTGTGAATACTCTCTCTGCAGCATATGTATCAAACATATCATCGAGCGTCATAACCACAGCCTGATTCAATTTTTTGATAACTGTGGTCTGAACTGGCACTGGAGCAGACTCACTACCTCCAGCATTTACCTCTCTTGACTCTGTGCCTGAGTTTTTTAATGTCTCAACTACACGAGCATCTTTCTTAGATAAACGACCTGTCTTTTTTGCGTCATCGTTCAAAAACTCTCGTTGCTTTTGTATTGCTTTCTCAAGTTTCCTTTGCTGCATAGGACTCAAATTAGATGATGATTGTCTTGAACCACCTGCACCATCACCTTCTGCTACTTCAAATTCAGCATCTTCTGGAATATCATCTCCTTGACCTGAGCCAGATGCTTCAGAATCATTTTGTTCTTGTGATTCTTCATTGCTTTGACCCGATCCTTGATTCTGTGATTCTTCTTCTGCTACTGCCTTTTTAATCAATTTGTAAATCTCACACGACACAACTAAGGCATCTTGCGTGTTTTTCAATCGATTGATATGCTTGAGATCAACTACATTCCAAATTGATCGAAGAGCTTTCAATGCATCTAATTGTCTATTCGGATTAGTAAAGTTGATGATATGGAATAGGTAATCATCCCATGTCTCTTCACATTTCTCACCTGACTCTAATGCTTTGTCAATAACCTTATCGTTGAAGTATTTGTCATACATTGCTTCATAATACACTCGGTATCCTGGAGCTGTGGTGTATACACGATAATCAATTCTTCTATCTTCAACCCAATTCAAAATGTCTTTGATGATCATGAGCTGCTCTGAAGTCATATTCATATCCGGATCACAACCTTGCATTGCAACTGCTGAATGAAATGCACTACCAATTTGATTACAATTTTTAAGAATATTGAAATCAGTGAAAGCAATATGCGAGCCTTCATGCAATGCCAACCCTACTGCAGGGTCAAAATTCTTTCCTTCTAGCTTGGTACCAATGGTAACGGTTTCGCCATCAGTGTAACTTGAATCAGCACTTTGAAAGCGTACTGGAATCTGCTTGCCGGTAACGATATTAACAAAGTTGCTAATGGCTCTCTGAGTGGATGCGAGCTTAGTGTGATCGACAATCTTTCTTTTCCTTGTACCACTGTCATCCCATGAAGTGAAGTCTGTGTCAAAGTCATCATCTAACCAAAAGCTGGATCCGTAATTTTTTATCTTTCTCATATCTACTTCTTAATTATATTATAATATAAGAAAAAAGCCGTACGAATCCAACCATTATGTAAAAAAAGATAGTAAAAAAGTGCCAACATTTCTGCTGACACTTTTAAACTTAAACTTAACTTGGGGTTATCTTACATCATCGGCATACCTTGCGGAGCACTTGCATTTTCTTCTGGAATGTCTACCATCGTGCATTCTGTGAGGATAATCATACCTGCTGCTGATGCTGCATTTTCTAATGCTACACGTGATACTTTCTTAGGATCGATAATTCCAGCTTCAACAAGATTTTCCATGTTGTCTGTTCTTGCATTGTAACCAATGTTGTCCTCGACAGCTGTCATAATCTCTCGAACAATAACATCGCCTGATACACCCGCATTAGCTGCAATCTGCTTGATAGGCGCACTAAGAGCTCGTTTAACAATGTCGACACCTATTTGGTATTCTGGTTCAACTTGTAAATCATTTAGCACTTTGCCTGCCTTAATCAAAGCCACCCCGCCACCTACTACAATACCTTCTTCAATAGCAGCTCGTGTTGCTGACAATGCATCATCTACTCTATCCTTTTTCTCCTTCATTTCAGACTCAGTAGCAGCGCCAACATAGAGTACTGCTACCCCACCTGCAAGTTTTGCTAATCTTTCTTGAAGTTTCTCTTTATCGTAGTCAGACTTAGAATCATCAATTTGTAACTTGATCTGTCTAACACGTTCTTCGATAGCATCGCCTTCACCAGCTCCATTGATAATAGTAGTTTTATCTTTAGTAATGCTAACCTTTTCTGCTGACCCGCAATCTGCAATGTTAATGTTGTCAAAGCGATGACCGGTTTCATCTGAAATAATGATGCCGCCTGTTAATGCTGCAATATCTTTCAATTGTTCTTTTCGTGAATCTCCAAATCCTGGAGCTTTAACTGCTGCTACTCGAAGAGCACCATTCATTTTGTTTACTACCAATGTCCCAAGTACGGCAGCTTCAACATCTTCTGCAACGATAAGCAAACTTCGTCCTTGTTGAGCTACTTGTTCGAGCACCGGAACCATTTCTTGCATGGTACCAATTTTCTTATCTACTAGCAAAATGATAGGTGATTCAAGTTCTGCGGTCATTTTTTGATTGTTAGTTGAAAAATATGGAGAAAGATATCCTCTTGCAAACTGCATACCTTCAACAATCTCTACTGAGGTTTCAACACCTTTTGCTTCTTCTACAGTAATTACACCATCACGCTTTACTCGTGCTACTGCGTCTGCAATAAGTGAACCAATTGACTCATCATTATTTGCAGAGATGGTTGCTACTTGTTTGATTTTGTCGTCTGAGTCAGAAACTTCTTCAGCCATATCATTTAATGCCGAAATAACTGCCTCTACTGCTCGATCAATTCCTCGTTTAATTGAGATAGGATCGCCGCCTGCAGCAACAATCTTTAATCCTTCTTCTACAATGGCTTGTGCTAGCACTGTGGCTGTTGTGGTACCATCGCCTGCTGCATCTGCTGTTTTGGATGCTGCTTCTCTTAATAGTTGTGCACCCATGTTTTGCAAATCATCTTCTAATTCAACTTCTTTAGCTACCGACACACCATCTTTTGTAACGTGCGGCACACTGAATTGTTTTGATATTACTACGTTTCGTCCTTTCGGTCCTAATGTGACTTTGACTGCGTCAGCTAGGGCATCAACTCCTGCTTTGAGATTTTCTCGTGCGTCTGAACCAAACTTGATTTGTTTTTTCATTCGTAACTCCTTTTTGTTTTTACTATTAACTTATTATAATGAAAATATTGGTAAGATCAAATAAACATAGGATAATCAGGACACCAATCGTCCCATTCGCCATTTTTATGTTTTTGCTTTCTAGAATAATTCTTTTTAGACTTCTTTACTTGCTCCGTTGTTTGTTTTCCGATGTGGTGCATGACTTCACCAAATGACTGGCCCGTAGCCGTCTTATCCTTGTATTTGTCTTTCATAACACTTATAAATATTGGAATAGAATAAAGTTGTACACCCAAAAGGATTCGAACCTGGACTCTTCTGAACCAAAATCAGACGTGTTCCCAATTATCATACACCGTTCTCATCAAATACCTTACCCATACAGGCATGATGTGATGATTCTCTTTAAAGTGTTCTGATGGTATTTCATAATCGTGTAACATTTCATCACCCGGTTGCTTTGCTATGATAATACACCCTGAATGCAATGTTTTTCTTTCGCTTACGGTTTCAAAAACAACTTCTTTGAAGTTATAGATTCCACCTTCACCATCCGGAATCTCAATATTGAATTGTCTTAGATTTGAATTACAACATTTCTTTAAGAACTCCCATTGTGTTTTAGTCCAATATTCCTTTTGCATTTCGAAACAAATAAAAAGAAGCAGCCAATGCGTTGCGACTTACATGACTGCTTCTCGGTTATGAAAACTTTTAGAATGGATTCTCCATTGTCTCTTCCGTACCTGTATTGAAGATATCTTCTTCAGCGGTTGCCATATGCTTTTGAATGATTTGCTTCACAAAAACACGCTCGGAGTCTGTGCCTCCTGACTGATCAAAGAATGGAAGAATGGCTACATCTGCTGCTTCTGCCAAAGTAAATCCATCTGCCAACAAATCACATACTCTCACCGTCATACGAGTGGATACCATAGTATTGAGCTTACCTTCTTCTGATCTCCACTCTTTACGAGTCAAGTCTGCAATGTCTGCGACTGCTTCAATCAACCCAGCTTCAAGTTTTGGAAAACGCTTTGCCAACAAAGCCGACTCACGCTCCTTGCTCAAAATGTCTACTTCAATAATCTCAAATCGATCCATCAAAGCACGGTCTAATACTCTGGTTGAAGTATACTCCGTACCAATATTTGCTGTGGCAATAAAGGATACACCAGATGCTACATGAATGGTTGGAGCATTAATATCTTCATCTAATCTTAGATATCTTTGACCTTCATCCAATACTGTCATCAGGATGTTCCATGCTTCTGGATGCGCACGGGACAATTCATCAAGCAGAATCACTGCGTTCTCAGTCTGAATTGCTTTTACGAATGCTGACTGATCAAATGCTGTTTCGCCGTCTTTGAAGTGAGTGTTACCAATAAGAGTGGCTCTCGGATCTTGCGTTGCTCCCAAGTTAAAGTAAAAGAACGGACGATCCGTTGCTGCTGGCAATGCTTTTGCTGCTTCTGTCTTACCACATCCTGCAGGACCAACCATCATAATATTCTTACCACGCAATGCTGACCTTACAAGATACTTCCATTTAAGATCCGTCATTTCGAGTGTCTCGGGACGAAGATCAGCTGAATTCTTAATAAGAGCTAATACTGGGTCTGCTTCTACATTTACTTCTTGTTTAGGAACATCTACAACTGGATCTGTTTCAACCTCTGATGTTTCAATTCTTCGTGCTCTACCCGTTTCTTCATCAAATGCAAGAGCTTGACCATTTGCTTCAGCCTTTTCAATCATGATGTCTCGGAAGAGTGATGTAATTACTTCTCCTGTTGTTGCATCCGTTACAATGCCGTCTTTAACAATACCAAATTTCTTTTTCATAACCTTAAATTTAATTTCTAATTTCTATATTATAATATAAGAAATATACAATTAAGATCCAACCTTTCTTGTAACTTTTTTTAGGTCTACATGAAGAAATTTAACGTACTCTTCTGACATATAGGCAAAGTAATCTGTTTGCATTATTTTCTTGTGTGCTGCATTCAAAACATCCGCACGTGCAATGTTAATCAAAAAGTACGGTGCCTGTTGCCTTACACGACCAACTCGATCATTTGGGTTGAAGCAAATGCATTTATATTCTTTCATACCTATCTTCTTAAGGATGCGATTAACTTGTTTTTGATAGTACCCAGTTTCTTTAGCTGATAAAGATTCTCCAGCTGGCATCTTCTGAGCTACAAGTAAACTTTCATATGAGGATTTTGAAAATTCTTGTATGATAGCAAGTAAATTTTCTTGTTCTGGATCTAACTCTGCCAACATTAGTTTTCTACTATCTAATTCTGCTTTTACAAATGGGCATGGCGGAAGTCCTCCGTAATCGTCAGATGGTACTGACAAAACATTGCGAATGTAGGCGATCATTCGTTTTGCTGTTGTATAAGGACATTTCATATCCTATTATAAGAAATTTATTTTGATTATCAAATCATCTGATCCGCGATGTATGCGATGCCAAGCACCAGCTGGAATGTGGATGCAATGATTTGGCTCAATTGGTATAGGTAATTCATTATCATATTGAAAACTCCATCCTGTTCCTGACACATGTTCTATCAAGCGATTCTCTCTATCACGATGCCATAGGAGATCTTCTGCTTCTGTGTTGTGTGGGAACTTGCGAACAATGTATTCTTCTGTAACCTCTAAATTTTCGTACGGCACTTTCATGTACTTTAACTAGTTATGTGACTAGGCACCTTCCAATATTTCATGAAATTCGCAATTGCTTCCTTATTTTCTTCGGCCGTTCTATCTTTATAAAAATCACTTGTCCGTTGACCGTTTTTTCGGAGTGGTATACGGTCCAGATTGTCTCTATAATTCTTGAGTACAACACCGCGAAGATCAATCAAAGCGCGTTGAATATTCCGTACATCATCACTTGTTTTATCTGTATTAAATTCAAGCCAAAATTCTGGATTGTCTTTTTTATACGTTTGATATATTTTATGTTGATAATCTATATTATTCATTTTTGGCTTGTTGGCGTGTCCGTTAGCTCGTAACCAATCTACAAATTCATTCCATGATTTCATTTTTTGCATATCTAAACCATAACGAGTTAATATAGGAGTCCATTCATCTCTTATATTTGTGCCAGCAACCGGCCTAGGCCATTTCGATTTTGATGTATACTGACCGATTATACCATCGACTTGCGGATTGGATTGTTCTAACAACAGATTTTTCAATGATATCATTTAAATACTCCTAGTTATTGTTTATATATTATAAATATCTACTAATAACCAATTTCGCCCTCTTCTTCATGTATGTATCCATTTGACCAAACTACTCGAAGATAACTATATGCAGAACCGGGTAAAGGGCCTTCGTCACATGGTTTTTTAAATCCTTTAAACATTGCATCTGGTGTGGTTAGTGTGCATGTACATGGATTCGTATCATCCTTCCAATTAGCTATTGGCATAATAACCCAATAAATGCTATCTGGCTCTAGGTCGGCTCCGCTGATATACGGTAATTGTAATACTAACTGAGTATAACATGAATCTGTTTCACAGCCTATAGTAGTTTGTAGTATGTATTCAGACTTAAAATCAGAACGATAATAATTTACCGGTGCTACCCAATGGCTTTGACTAATTGCAATACTGCTAATAAATACAGCAATTGCTGAAAATAATAAAGATTTCATTTTTCTTTAGTTTTTAATTATAACATAATATAAGAAAATATATTTTAAAATCCAAATATGTTTACCAGAATCTGCCTGAAACGTTACGTCCGAAATCTTTATGTGCTCGGCAAGCCCAATAACCAGCTTTAGTTCTGTCCTTTTTCATATGACATCTATGACGAGCTGCAAATGACTTTCTGGCGCCAGGGTCATTCCAATTTGCCTTCATTCCAGAATCACCATATGAAATCTTAATTACATTGCCTTTGTTATTGCGAACATATACTTGATACTTTTTACGACCGCCTTTGGTTGGCTTTCCTAGACTTACTTTTTTGCCTTGGTATTCTGCTTCATCGAGTGGAATTTCCATTGGGTGATCTAACGGAACACGTTTGCCTTCAAATGTAGCAAATCTACCTATATCAGTAGTTTCAAAAAGTTCTTTATCACGTCCTTCAAACCATGCATGGCCTGCATCAAACATTTCACGTGCTTCAACAATTAAATTGAAACTTGCTTCGCTTTGCACACGAAATATGTTTTCAGTAATACTAATTTTATTATCATAATGATATTGCATTGCTTCTGACATCAACGCTTTTGACTCTAATAAACTTTTCAATTTAATCATAATTTTACCTTTAGTCCCAATTTAGGCACATGTTTTCTCCACGTTGCAAGAATCTGTTCTTTGTCGTCTGGAGTGATATATGAATTACCATTTTCATCTTTCATTGCAATGAAACGATCTAAATAGTCATTAACAATTTTAGAAAATGGTTGTCTTGATTTTTTTGCTTGCAGATACATTCCTTGTATCATAGCTGGTATTTCCATTGGAAGTAGAAAATATTCTCGAGCAGGCAATTCGCCTGTTTCAATTTGTTTTCTTCGTTCTTGATCACTCGGAAGATACTTTCCCGGCAACAAATTCCAGCCAGTTTGTGTAATATGTTCTATTTCATGTCGGATTGTATCTCTTAGATCCATTGCAATATTGCTATATATATTTGGAACATCTGCTGGGTCTAATTCAAATCGTATTTCTATGTATGGATCAGTAGTTGCATCAGCAGGATCATCGGTCTGATCATTGTATGCATCGCCACCTTTTCTGTAATCATCAAGTCCTTCAATCCATTGTACCCGTAGTGCTATCTTGAACTCTAATGGTATCTGTTCATTTTCGACTTCATGAAAATAGATATGACTGAAATTATCACCATATATTGTAGGTATTTGCTCTCCTTTACGGAAATATATTTTAGTTCCCGCAAATTTGCCGTTTGCTGTTTTAGTTGATTCAAAACTAGATTTGATTGCATTCAACATTTCTCTGCTCAATGCTGTTACTATTGAATCGTAACGACCTTCAATTATTAAACGTTTTAAATATATCATACACATATAAATATTGAACAAAAAGAAAGAGGCCGAAGCCTCTCTCATCTTAACGATTTTTGTATACTACTACAATCTTTTAAAGAATTATTGTCTTAATCTTTACTTAATCTAAGTCATTGTAATTCCAAAACCTAGGAGATTTTTGCTTGAATGGATTTCCTACTTGTTGATAATAACAATTTAGACAAAGCAACTGTAAATTTTCTAAACGATGATCTGTGTTATCACCATTGATGTGATCTAACAATACAGGCACTGTGTCATCTGTGATTCTATGTTCATTATATCCACAACTATTACATTCTTCTTCCATGATACCTAATGCTAACAGTCTGTTACGAAGTTTCCACGTAGGATATTTTGGATATTTTCCTTGTAGAATTTCATCAATTTGATACGGTCCAGCTGATGCTCTAGGTGCTCGTTTAGATATTCCGACACCGGCAATATTAGTATGCATATCATATAGAGTCTTTCCCGTCTCTGCATCTGTATACATTTTAGCATACTTTTTCCATGTAGTGAATGACACTTTCATGAAACGAGCTGCTTCAGCATTAGACTTTGTATTGTCTATTGCATAACGTACATCAGACTCTGACAGATTAAATGCAGAACGGCCTCTGCCATATACATACTTGTATTGTGACTTATCTGCACACATTAGTGAATGATATTCTCCTTTTGCAATGTTGAAACTGCTTCTCTAGTAGAAGTACATTGATTGAATAATTCTTGCAATCTACTCTTGTGCTTAGTTACACAGTCTCTGAATGTGATTGGGTACATACCAGATTTGTCTAATACTTCATTATACCAAGAAGAGTATGTGTATTTTTCACGAAATATTTGTTCTGGCGTACGATTATCCCAATATTCAATTTGATCTTTCAACGGCCACAATTCCATTGGAATATTTGGGTCTTTTCGTCTTAATGGTTTTATTTCTTGCTGAGCAGCTTTACGATCTGATCGTTGGATAAACTTATCCATGATGTTAGTTGCTCTGTCTTTTGGCGATTCGCCTTGGTATCCTCGTTTTCCCATAACTTATAATTTGTATTTTTCTTTGATTAAAACTAATTTTCTCCATGCATCTTCTGCTGCATATATATAACGTTTGAATTTTGCAATATCTTGAGTCTTTCGTGCAGCTGTTGCACGTTTCATATTGCGATGAAATGTTGCATGAAGCAACCCTATTCTAATATTTGCTATAACTTTAAACATCTTTATTCAAATCCTACGTCTCTTGTATTTTTACAAAACATATGACTCAGAATACCATTAACGACTCGTATGCTTTACAAGTTCTAATTTCAACCCCTCTGCCTGCATCAACTCATATACTTCTTCTACTTCATCTTTCCACCCAATATATACACAACATTGTCCAATATTATGAACTATGTTTGCACATTGACCTGCCTGATAATAGTTATGATTACAAATTTCCATTAAGCAAGTAATTACGTGTTGAAATGAATTCTTGTCATCGTTTTTTAAAACTAATTGATACTTAGATCGTCTTTTTGAGCTCATATAACTTTTTGCATTCTTCGTACATTTCTTGTTTTTCTAAATATTCTAATGCTTCATCAACAAACTTAAGTTTATCAAGTTCTGACCATGATGTGGGCCATTGCCAAACCTCTGTATTGCTAAACACAACTTTGAGAAATTTATCTAAATGATTTACATACATTCCGAACCCCGTTATCATACTTTATTATACTAAATTATATAGGAAGATCCAAATTATTTTTTGGTTTTGAAATTTGCCAAGAACTGTGGATTTGCTGTATTGATATATCTACTAGGAAATCCTTCTTGTGCAAATAATTCTGCAGTATCTGTGCGTCTAGACTCATGTCCCCATTCGCCAGTTTTGAGACGAGTATATGCATCATCATAATCGCCCGATTCAATCGATTCGAATACTGCTCCGTTTACAGCTGTATGACAACCGACATTGTATACAAAATCAATTAAGGCTCTAAACATACTCAATGTTATTTTTCTTTGATGCGCATCAAACTCAGTAGTTCTGCCTTGCCATCTTCGTATACAGGCAGCAGCGTCATTAATACCAACAACAGAAAGTCTTTTAGCTTCTTCTTCTGTTATCTTGTTGCCTGGATATGCATACTCTGGATCTGTAGTTCCATACCCGATTGTTAAACGTCCTTTAGGTGCACCTTTTGATTTATCATATGGCTTTGGAGGATATCCTGCCAGGTCATCATAAGTAAACGGCGCAAACTTTTCATGACCGCGAACATAGTCAAAAATCATTTGTCCTGCAGATACATTTGATTCGTTAAAATCAATGAGTTCGGCACTAAAATTTGTTTTAGGAGCCTCTAGTAATATGTCTTTGAGTTTAATCATCTTTTCTGGGCTTTACTTTAATTATGATGAATTCATCTTTTTGATATACATCAAATTCAGATGGCGTTAGATTGTCATAATATTCTTTGTAGAATTGTACTCGGTCAAAATCTTGTTTGCTGTTTTTGTCTACAACACCAGACTTTGGATACCCGTATATCAATTCTTTGAGTTTCATCCCTTTGATTGTTTGCTGATCTCAATTGCTGCCAATTGTTTTAGAGCTGCTTTCTTTGTAGGATGCGTACCTAAACGTTTTCCTCCCGCACTTGGATATACAGCCCAACCATCTTCTACTTTGCGAATCTTTTCATCTAAGTCTTGTTGAATAGAAGCAATCAATTCTTTTTTACGAAACAGGCCGTCATCTGCTAATCCATCTTGACCATCCATGTAATTATGAACTGATTGCAAATAGTCTGCTGCTTTAGTCAGTTTGGCTTGCACCCATGCCGGCAATTCAGCTTTTTCATCAATCATACCACGAAGCATTTTTGATGTGTCAATGCAACGCTCAAGCTGTGTACGTGCCATTTTGCCTTCATGATCATAATCAGTAGTATAAGAATGAGTCAAACCCATTCCTTTAGTGTCATCATGATCAACTGGGTTGAATGCCGGTTTGAATGCCATTGCATATGGATTGTCATATACTTTGCCTGGTACTGGTTGGTAACCATCGCCTTCTGGCATAAGATCCTTAAGTCCCACTTTCATCTTCATTAGTTTAGATGAAGGAAGTTCTCCTATTCCAAATCCTTCTTGTAATTTTTTCTTGCTCATCATTTATCCTTATATGGAAATATCTTATTCAATTTATCTTGTCTCTTGCTGCATCCGCAGTCTTTATCGCCAGTAATGATTTCATTGATACGTTCTGCTAACTTGTCCAAACGTGTTGCTGACGTAATCTTTGCAATGTCATCACCTAAACCTTTACTTTTCATTCTTTTCCTTTTTTATTGGTCCTCCAGATACCCAAGCATCGCAAGTTCTTTTAGAGGCGCACTTAAATTTAAGAAATCTGCAATAACCTAATTTTCCTGCATCGATAACATCATATGGGTCATTTGCTTCCTCACCTCCGATGCCTTTACTGATACAATCCAATGTTTTGTTTGTTATGTCAAATGCAGCACATGTGCCACAAATCATATTTTTTAATTCGTCTGCAGAATCAGTGTTCCACATATCCTGTTTCTTCTGCCAGAACTTTTCATTCTTTTGAGACGGATCAGCAGGACCATACCCATATTCATCAATTGCAGTCTGTCTGTTCTTCAAGTTGAGTGCAATGTCTTGAGTTGGTGCAGGACATTTTGTTTTGGCTTCTAATGCTAAATGTTTTAGTTTCATTTCTTTGATTTCCTCCATGTGCCGCCAAGCTCTTTGTATTTTTTGCTTGCCCAAGCATTTGCGTATGCTGACGGATATACATCAAACTTCTTTTTTGCTTGTGACTTTGCATATGACCATTTGCTTGCATCATTAGGAACATTTTTTTCTAAGAATAGATTAAGTTGTTCTTCTAATTCTTCTTTCTTCATTCTTCCACGTTTCATATTCAAATTCCATTGAGCCATTCTACGTTTTTCACCTGTAGAATTTTTTGCTATTCGTTCCAAATCTGCAATCGACATTGTTTGACTGATTCCGAATCTTTTGGATAATCCTTTGCGTCCTGGGTTCTTTCCATCAGCAAAGTTTTCTGTCTTTACTTTTGTTGGCTTTTGTCCTTTTTTGCGTTCGCCTCCCTTTTTAGAGTCGCCTGCTTTACGTTGTGCATCTCTTTTTCTGCGTACAAATTTGGCTCTGCCGTCTTTTCCTAACTTTTCTGCTTTACCTTTAGACAAACAAGCAGAATATGCATCTCCTTCTTTTGCATCTCCACATTTGCCAACACGATTGCCTTGAGCATCATAACGATCCCATCCTCCGCCGCCTACTCCACCTTTTTTGCCTTTACCAAACCATTTACCTAAACCACTATCTGCATACACTTCATCTACTGAAGCTTCTAATGCTAATGAACTCATTACATTGCCTTGTTGCAAATCATTAAGTTTAGCTAAATGTCCTGAATTACGAAGTGTCTTGAATGCTAGGTTTTCAACTGAATATTCACCTGAAGCTTCAAGACCTGTTTGACGCATTCGTTTCAATCTCTTTTTAAGACTTCTGATCTTCATTTCAAGTTGTGGATCATCTGCTTGAAGATTGTCTATCTCAAACTTATAAGGATCAGCTTTACGATCTATTTCAACATCATCTACTGATACTTGTTCTGGGGATGGTTGTTTCAACCATTTATCACAACTCAAACAATATACACCAGTTGATGCATGAGGCTCATTTTCATCCTGTGCATACAATTCAATTGGCATACCTTTATATTGTAATGGATAAGTATTGTTCCAAATACTCTTCTTTGCCATCATGTATTCTCTGACAAATGGTATGCTGTCATTTACATCTTTATAATTGATAAGAACATGAAGGTCAATATCAGAAGTATCAGTCCAATTATAATTTACATTGCTGCCCGTAAGAATAACTCCTTTAATCGGAGCATCAATGCCCAAGAACTCATAAAAGTATTGAGCAATCTTAAGCAGTTTGAGACGAAGACCAGGTTTTAATTGGTCGCCATCCCAAAGTTTTGGATTCAATTCATTCTGTGTTTGATATTCTTGTATCATTTTAATTTCTATATTCTCGAATTAACATGTTCAATATCGCTTTATCTCTATCGCTCAGCTCTTCTATATCAATCGAATCTATAGTTTCAAGTGCTCTATCAGCTTTTTCTTGTGCAGCAGCAGCAATATCTTGTTGATTCATTATTTCTTTTTGTGCTTGCTCATCGCCAGGTTCAGATAGACTAACAGCAGCTACTAATTTTGCTTGTTCAATATTAGCTTCTTGTAAATCTTCACCCGCATCTTTTAACTGTGGGTCATCTGAATCTAATAATGCAGCGGCTATGTATATAGACTTTGAAAGTAACTTTGGTAAGTTTATGTTGCTGAATACTTTATCACTTGTATTGAATAAAAACTTGCCAGCACCTCGTTTCAAACTAAGATTTTTTATTTGGGAAAGACCTTGTTCAACATATGCTTTCTTATATCTAGTTAAACGTTTATTAATACCTTTAAATATTTTCGGGTTCTCAGACATATGTTCAAGTAAACGTTCGGTTTGTTTTGGGTTTAATTTCTTTACATTACTCATTAATTTTTGTACTTGAGCGGGAGGTACTTTTAAAAACTTAGCTAAACTATCAGTCTGTTTTGTATTTAAGTTGCCAATCATCTTCTTAATGATATTTGGTTCTTTTGATAGCTTCTTTACGAATTTACTTTGTAAGCCTTTACGCATACCATTTAATGCACTCGGACTAGTAATGCCGCGAACTAATTTTTTTGATAATGTAAATTTTATAAGGCCACGAAGTGTTCCGCTCAGCGGAACTTTTCTTTTTGCTAATTTACCAATAAGATCAATCATATCTGCTTTTTTAGCCCGTTTACTAGTTTTAGCTGCCTGACTTATGTCTTTGAATCGACTTTTTATTAACTTTATATATTCATCTGAATATTTAGCTACGCCTTCAGGCAACTTACTTGATGCATCTTGTAGCATTTTTGCAATATTATCACCACTTTTTGCAAGTTCTTCTAACATGTTTGCATCAACTTTACCACTTTTAACAAGTTTAACTAACCAGTTTTGAAATCTCGGGCCGCCTTTCATTAAAATTTTAATTGCGCCAGCGCCTAATGATTTTTTTGCTGCCTTAGTTGCAACACGCATAGGAACTGCAATTGCAGATCCAACGCCTGGTACTAACGCAATAGCGCTTAATAGTGCATCCCAATGCTTCCCGCGGATCATATATATCAATCCATTAATTAAATCTAGAGCGTCTCCGATATACGGAATAAATCCAGCAAAATCTAAATAGAATTGTATTTTATCAATTAATTCTTCATCAGAGTCTACTTTTGGCTGTATAGGCTTAATCTCTTCTCCCGTATCAGTAGTTTTAGTAGATGTTTGTTTAGATCCATAATATGCAGTTTCAACTCGATCTAAATACTTTTCTACAGGCATATTAATTTCAGGAGCAGTCTCTTCACCCGTTTCAAGATAACGTCTCGCGCCGCTCGGTCCTTGAAAATGTACTAATGCTGCTAATGCTGCATCTGATTTGGTTGAGTCTGATTTTAACTGTGCAACTTGAGGCTTTAATTCATTATTAACATAATATTTAAAAAACTTCTCTTGTGCTTCTGGCGAATCTAAAAATTCTTGTTTGGTAGAAACGCCCGTAACGCGTTCAATATCCTTGCTCCACGTATTCCATAAAAATTGGTATTTTCCGGCAGCTGATGATTTAGGGTTTGTTACTGTATAATCTCCCCCGCCGGATTCAACGTCTGCTAAAGCATCACCTAATTTATTTACGTCTAATGAAACTTCATTTAATCGAGCAATTTCTTCTCTGATGATATTATCTATATTCATTATATACTCCTGTACATATTCATTTATTATAAATATGTTTACTTCCAAAAGAGCTGTGTACAAATGATGCCTAGTGCAAGTACTAACGATACTGCAGTTTTAAGAGATACGCCTTCGCCCCTAAATAACCATGTAAACAACGTAAAAACTAGGATACCCATACTGAATGAAATGAATCTGCTTGGCCAGAAAGAACCGTTAAAACCTTCTACTAGATAGCGTGTGCCCTCCATAAAGAACCATGTAATAGGTACACCCACCAACATTAAAGCCCATCTCCATTCTTTAGCCCAAGTCCATATGATAGGACCGTTGATTTGAATCCAAACAACAGCTTGTCCTAAAATAAAGAATAATGCTCCGTACAGTATGTTTTTATAATCCATAACATATTATAATGAAAATATTGGGAAGATCCTATTCTTTGTCTTTAGTAGCATGTTTAACACCCATAATAGTACCAATAATACTGAATGAATTTGTTAATAAGATACCAAATAGATTTGACCAGGTTGATTCAATAATTTTAGCATCTAATCCTCTTACCATCACAAATACATATAATGCTGTAGTAAGTAAGCCTACACCCATAATAACCCATAGAGCAACTCTTACGATGTTACCCATCAATTCGGTTTGTGTTTTCTTTTGAAGTAAGGAGAGGTCGGTTTCTGCAACCTCTTTTGCGAGTTCTGCTTCAGCCTTTAATTTATGGGCTTCTTCTTTTGATTGTTCTGCATGTTGTAATGCAACTTCCAATTCTTCTTTTGCCTTTTCGGCTTCTTCTTTTGATTTTTTTGATTGTTCTGCAGAATCTATAGCTTCGTTAAGAGCTTTTTCTAATTGTCTATTTACTCTTTTGTTTTCTTTTTGAGCCTTCTCTAATTCAGAATTTTGTTTTTGAACTTGTTTTGTAACTTCTAATCTTTTTCTACGAGAAGTTGAATCTTTTTCTTTACATAACTTTAAATATTCTTCAAACTCTTCATCACCTTCTTCTGGCTCAATGAGTTTTAGAAAGTTACCCTCGACATAAACTCTCTTATGTTTGGCTATTTCTAATAGAATATCCCTCGTAGATTTTTGTATTTTCATCTTTCTTCATTACTTGTACACTTTGAAAGGTGCTGTTCTATTTTTATAACCTTCATAATCAGCTTTGAATTCTTCTAAACGAGGTTCTATATCATCTGATTTAATAATCCAAAATTGAGCTCCAACTGCTCTAGCTTTTTCAATTTCTTGTTCATCTTGAGAAGATGAGATGATTCCGATAACTACTCCATTACCATAATCATAATTTATTTTTCTGATTAGTTCAATACCATCAAACGAAGACCCAATTATATTTAAATCAACAAATACACAATCTGGCCTTTCATCTACAGGTCCATTTGTAAACCATTTCTTAAAAAGTTTATCTGCTTCATCAGAAGAATCCAACGCTTCTAATGCAAGAGTAATATCTAATAGAGAACACGCATCTTCAAACACAAGATGAAACAAATTTTCATCATCTACTAACATTAACGAATCAATCATATCTTTATTCTCATTTTAGTTCCACTTTCAATTTCAACTGTGTCGGGGTCGTCTTCTATTTCTTCAATTGAAAGTTCAAAACCATGCTCCTTTAGTATAGCTTTACAAATATTTAACCCAAGACCCGTTCCTTTCTCTTTTTGACCTTCTTTACGAACATATGGTTTAGATAACTCATCAAATTCACTCTGAGTCATACCTCTACCATTATCTTCGATAACAATGAAGCTCCCTTTATTATAATTACCTTCAAAATATATTTTAACCCATTTTGTTGGTGAATCATTATACTTTAATCCATTTCTAATTAAGTTATCAATTGCAGTACAAAAAAGTGGTTCGTTTACTTCTAATGATACAGGTAAATTATCATCTAAAAGAACCTGATTTTTATATGCAGTAAGTGATAAATATTCATCTAAGATTTGTTTAATGTTATTTGGTGTTTTCGACATCTGAGCATTTTCTTTTACTAAATTAGTAAATTCATATACTCCACTATATACTTTTTGAGCATGCTTAACACCATCACTTAATAATTGTAGTGGTGCTCTTAGTTTTTTCTTTTGTTCATCATCCAATCTTCTTTGAAGTGAATTTAATCCTCTTGGAATGTAAGTATTGATACCACTATGCATATCATGTCTGATAATTTTTGCAGCGTGTTCTAAATAAACATTTTTTTTACTTAAATCGTTTTTGATTTGTTGTTTGTTTTGAATAAACTCACTTACCACTTTAAAGAATGGTGGCATAAAGAATACAACACAACCCCATCCAAATTTGGCAAGAAATAAGGTTGGTTCACATATCCCAAATACAATACAGGTTTGTACTGTAAAGAAGGTCATCATAATTAGACCTGCAACTATTAAGGAGATTTTGGAATTTATAGATATTCCATCCAGAGCGTTCATTTACAGCTCCGTTTTCTTAAACCCACATTTCTCAAAAAAGTATTTTGAAGGACAGAATCCTGTCCAAAGGCCGATTTGTAACATCAAACAAACAAATATTACAACTTCCCAAGATTGAAATAGATACCCTACTATCAATACCATTGACATTAGAAAGTAAACCATTCTGGTTGATGTTATATATTGTAGTAACGTTTTCATTTTCTATCTCCTTTATGTTGGTCAATCTTATCAAGAATCTTATTAAGTAACTCTGTTTTGATGAATCCTGCCATTGAGGCGTTTTTAAGAGCTGAGATAAGTTGGAAAACAATAAAAGGCATCAAAATGGTTTCTGATAACCAAGATGTGCCTTTAAATCCTAATTCTACTGAAAGAATTACTGTTAATATTAATACCCAAGCAAATAGTGTTTTTAAAACTTTAATTGCTTTGTATGTTTTGAATCCCTCTCTTTTAATTCCAGCAATAAGACCAAAGAACCCATCTAATAGAACTACTGAAGTTAATGCAAGATATTGTTCTGTATTATCTGCGGTTAAATTCATAAAATATGAACCCATAAATGCACACACCGTACTAATCGACATAATAACCTGTGTCCAGGTTGATTTTAATAATTCCATTTTAGAACCCATATTGAATTAATTCTATGAATGCCACTTTTATTCGTATCCATAATCGCTGAGTCCATCGAAGTTCTTTGAACTCTTTTGTTATAAATATATCAGATAATTCTTTCATTATGAAATATCTTTACTTTCAATCAATGTATAAGTAAATGAGTTTCCGTATAGTTTTGCAGCCTTATTTACTAACTCCATAAACAATTTGAAATCTGCATTTGCTGCAATTACTTGACATCCCGCAGACCATTTATCTATTTGTACAGATTTTCCACCTTCTCTGGAAGTAGCTCTATGAATATTGATTCCGTATATACCTTCGTGAATATTTTCTTCTAAGAAGTCATATACACCATCTTTGTTTTTATCTCTATAAACTTTTAATGGTTTATGTTGTCTAAGAGCTTCATACTTACCTTGATGTAACCCAATTGTATGAGAACCTCTATATTGACCAGGTACTAAGATTGCAACACCATCTTTGTTTAATAGGTTTCTTTCCCAATGTAAACCAGGGTCAGTTGTTGCTTCAAAACAGTGAAATTTGTTTTCGCCATTCACACTATATGATACAGTTACGCAGTCATCAAATTTATTAGTAACTTTCCCGCCAGTTTCTGAATTTCTAACTCCTACAATATTCAAATTGTAGTCACCGCCTTCAAACCAACGATAACCTTTACCTTCTACTGCTTGTTGTATTTGTTCTCTTGTAAAACACGCCATTTATTATTCCTCATCCTTTTTTTGAAATATTTTTGTAACACCGTCGATTCCAAACGAACCCAATGTAATGATTACAAATGAATTGAAAATGGTATCACTGATAACAAGTTCTTTACCCATAAAGCCGGTAATTACATCTGCAGCTGCAAATACGGCCATGATTGCAAATGATGCAAAGCCTACAATGTTTTTTTCGTTAAACACGTTGTTATCTTTGAAAATATCTTTAAACGCCATATGACTCCCTTTATTGAATCATTGACATAACTGGATGAGAAGAATAACTTATTCTGATTCTTTATTATAAATATGGTTACGTTTTTTCTTTTTGCTCTTTTGTTCTTTACGATTTACCGCATCCGAATCGGCTTCATCATTTAATAAGTTTTCTAAGTCTTGTTGTGTTAATTTTTTCATAAATACTTTTCATTATTTAATGGGTTGTGCTTGATATTAGTTCCCCACTTATACGCCGCATACTGATGTCCGTTTCTTTCTGCAACTTGTCTTTCATGTGAATTAACAGAAGCTGACGCAAAATGGTAAAATGGAATATCAAATGCTCTCCACATCTGAAATCCGTTTAGTTTACATTTTAAAAAAAAGTCCCAATCTGCTACCATACCCATAGGATAATTTTCATCCCATCCTCCAATCATTAAATAATCTTGTTTATGCATAAATATAGGAAGGGTTGATCCATTCATTGCAATGCCCTGTGGATTCGTTTGAATTAGTGCGGATCTGCGAAACCAACGTTCTAAATCAAAGTCAGCTGGTGTAGTTCCTAAGTCATCTTGTATGACAAACTGAGAAAACATGCTAGGGTATGGCTCTACCTGATTTGGAGCAAATACGAAACCCCGGTCCATTACTAGATCTTCTAAGTCTCGATCCCAATGCATTGGAAATACATTGTCGTCATTAACAATAAGTATTTTCTCGTGACGAGCATTGTATACACCCATATTAGTTGCACGACACAATCCTTGGTTTTCTTGTAGATCTAAATATTCAACCCCATGGTCTCTATATTTATCTAGTACTGGCTTTACTATATCCATTGTACCATCGACAACAACTAATATTTGTACATTTCTTCTGTTTACTACCCCAAAAAATGCAGATTGCAAACATAAATTTAAATGTTCTGTGCTTTTATATGTTGGTATTATTACTGATATCATATTTTACTCCAATCTGTTAAAGGTGATAACCACGCAGTCTCGCCATGAGTTGCATAACCCGGTAGTGATGTTATTAGCAATTCATTTTGTTGTCTTAAATCTAAAAACATTTGAAAGTCATTTGGGTGTGTGCTAGATGTCCATTTTCTTAGTATAGGCTCAACACGTTTTAGTGTAGATACTTTTGCAGCAAATGTCATTGTTGTACTATTTGTTATTTTCCAATGACAACTATTAGTTAAATAAACTCTAGTATCTTCAGCTCCGCCGCCGCAAAATGGATTGCCTCCATGGCTAGGATCTAAATATTTATCTGGATGATCATATAGAGCTATAAATGATGCTCCTAAACTAAATCCTTCTTGTATTATTTTTTCAGAATCTGGTTTGTGTAAATAATCATTTTCAATAAAGTAAACAATTTCATCATCATTATATTTTAAAGCAAGATCTAATGCTAAATTAAAAGTACCAGCTCCATGTCCTACAGATACATAATCAATATGATCTCTAGATTTATATTTTTGAATCATATCATTTGTTTCTGCAGAAATATTATCAGCAATAATATTCCAGTTAGCATCTTTAAATACTGTAGTAGCATTCTTTAAACATAATTCATTATTGATATATTCTGGTTTTACTTTGTTGTAACCTGCGTCTGATATTCTATATATTATTTTCATATTAGTTTAACCTTACTTCTCGGTACTGTATAAAAATGTTCGGATTGTTTTTTGTTTAATAGAGACCGATGAGCTACAAATGTTTCTTTAATTGCATTTAAACGTATCCGATCATGCTTCCATAAAACATATGGAAATGAAATTTGATCACGAATAGAATTATTGTTTATTTCTTGCCACCACAATTCATTGAATCCAATAATGTCACTATTGTTTCGTCTCATTAATATACCAGTCTCATATAATCCTTGATCTTTGTATTTTTCTTGTTTGTATCGTTGTATCTGTTTATTTACTAAGTCAGGATCATCTAAATTTCGTTGTATGATAACTTGTGCTTCTTGTTCTATATTAGTTCTATCACAATGTTCATGAACACATATATCTGAATCTCTCATATAAAAATCAAACAAATCTATAGGATCATATCTGAATAAACATGAGTTGTCCATCCATATCCATGCATCATATTCCGGTAAATAGTTATGTGGTAACATTTTATATTTACGAGCTTGTTTTCTTGGAGAAATATCATCATTGATATCAACTAATCTAATATCCCATGTATCTGATTTTAAATGTGGTGTATTAGTAAAACATATGAATTCTATAGAAGTATCTTCATATTCTGGTAATGTTCCGTATATATGTTGAATATCATCTGTAAACAGCGCTGTATATACTACTAATCTTTCTTTCTTCATATCAATGTTTCAATGTATTTAATATAATGTTTTGTACTACAAAATTCTTCTCCGCCTTTTATAGTTGTTTGTATGTAGTTATCATATCTACCATGTTTAATTTGTTCTTCAATATTCTGTTTCACAATATCTGGTTGCATCTCGACTAATCCAGGATATGAATAAAATGCACCTGCTGCACCTGCACCTTTAATTAACACAGTTGGTATTCCTAATTGTATAGGCTTAAAACATAGTGTAGATGGTGCAGCGACTACTATATTTGAATCTGCTATCAATTGATCAATATCCTCACAATTTGTAACAATATCACAATCAAGTAAACTTTTAACATATTCAATATCTTCAACATAATTTGGTTTATCAAGTCTCGTTTTTATTTTTACTTTTATAGGACATTGAAACTTTTCCTGTAATTCTAATAAACCTGTTTGTTGTATAAATGATTTATCAAAATTAATCGGAAAGATAGAATTACGATTTGACAAAAAGTTAGTTATAACTAATATATGTTTGTTATTACGTTTTACATGTTTTAATGTATCATTAGCTGGAATTCCTCCGTTATGAAAATCCATTCGATAGTCATACGCTGTTCCAATTTCATTATGTGGCGAATTTTCATTTCCATGCGAATTGCCAATTACTGTGACATTGTTTTGTTTACAGTACTGATAAAATGCTGGAATATCATATTCTGGTTTCTTTCTGTTGTCATCATATATTACAAATGCATATTTAGTTATATCTACATAATTACAAAGACTTTGTTTTACCCGATCGCCATGATACCGAACCCCCGGACCTTGTATTATGTTATCAATGTAATCTTTATATTGGTTTAGTTTTAATTGACGTTCATCTATATCGCCCACCCATGGCGTCTCGTTACTGAATAACCCAATTAAAAACAAATCAATAACATAGTTTTTAGATAACTCAGGTATAATAGGCCATAATTTTTCTGCAACACGATGATTAGTAAACAATAGTAAAATACGTTGTTTCATTATCCTATACCTTTCCATGTTGCGCCATTGTTAGTATAAAAATGATTACATTTAAATTCTGGAGAATACCAGTAGGTGTAACCTCGATTTACTATGTCAATAGCCCAGAATCTGTCTTCTTTTCCAGGATATTGTTCTGGCATTGGATTTTCTAGTAAATCTTCTCGTTTATAAAAACAAAATGCATTATGTAAAAATTGTCGATTTTCTATATCTGAGTACATGTTAACACATGGTTCGTCTATAAAATGACTCCATATATATCGTTTTGAAATCTTTTTGCCTCGATATATTGGATTCTGTTGGCCCATTACTGCTTTATGATGAATAAGAATTTCTTGTACTCTTTCTAAATTAACTTCAGTAATTTGCGAATGTGCTGATAAAACTAATATAATATCGCGCGAAGCATTCTGAACTCCTAAATTAATTGACTTACCTGGTGTATAATCAGTGATTTCAACTATTTTTATATCAGTTCGGTCTATAAATAAATTTACAATTTCTAATGACTCATCTGTAGAATTATTATCTACTATGATTATTTCTGGATTTTTGAAATGATCTATACATGATTGTATAGCAAATCCAATATACTCAGATTCATTTCGGTTTCGTATAATTATACTAACGTTATCCATTAAATCTACCTGCATAGTTTTCTCTTGAATCTGTTTCTAATTCATTATATCCAGTACCATGATCAATCATCATATTATTAATATATGAAATATACTGTGTTAAACCAAGAAGTTCATGTGGTAGTATTGCAAATTTATTATCTCTGCCAGGAAGATTATTATCTATGGTAAAATGTTTTTCTATTACCTGAGCCCCATATCCGATAGCTATTTTTGCCGAATCAATTCCTTGTATATGATCACTGTAACCAACTCTGTCATGCATCTTTTTTAACGATATCATTTTTGGAAGATTTGCAATTGAATAATCACATGGATATGTAGAAACACAATGCATTAAATACCAAATTGCTGTTCCAAAATATCGTTTACTTTCTTTTATTTCATCCAATGTAGAAGTACCAGTAGACATAAACACTGTTTTAAAATGTTTACCGCAATATTCAATGAGCTCATAATTTCTAGACTCAAAGCTTGGTATTTTAACGTCAGTACATCCTAATTTTTTTAATAATTTGGCATCTGGTATACTAAAAACCGATGATAAAAATTTAATTCCTATTTGATTACAATATTCAATAAGTTCGATGTGATCTTGTTTAGATAATTCTGCCTTTTCGTAAATCTCTCTTCTGCCATCTGTATCCCAACTTCCTGGCTTTAATCTATTTACTGACCATGTTTGGTATTTTGCATAAGTGGCACCGCTATCTTTTGCTGCTTTTGCCATATCTTTTGCTAACTGCATATTACCGCCATGATTCCATCCTATTTCTGCTATAACTATCATTTATTTCCTTTTTAATAACCAAATAAAATATGCATCTGTTTGCTCGCTACTAGTATTACTAATCATATCATAACTAGTTAAAAACTGATCATAATTATGAAACAGTCTGGGATGATCTGGCGTTTCAAATTCTTTTTTCAATTCTCGAATCATAATGTACGGAGGATTCCATTTTTCTATGATAGTTTTAATAATATGATCAGCTTTCTCGTATTGAAGATGCATTAAATGGTCAGAAACCAAAAATAAATCTAAGTTAGGTATAATAGTGTTATCAATAACATCTTGTGAGTCTCCTTCAAAGAAGGTAACTATATCTTTTATTTCATTTGACATACTATTTAAAGATGCATCTCGAAACAAATCACTACAAAATAAATTATCAATACCAAATTCTTTGTATATATAATATAAATTTCGTGCAGGCCCAGATCCTAATTCAAAAACTGATGACTCACTATTTAAAACGTTATGTTTTTTTAAAATATTAACTAGTTCCCGGGAGTTTTTATGTAAAACTTCGCTAGCTCCCATACCTACTGCTCTTTGATATGATTCTGGGAATCTTTGTTTTCCGAATAATGCCATTATTGTTGTATCCTTTCTGTTGCTCGTTCTAAATCTTGTTGATAATGTATATCGATTGCATCATCTTTTATACATCCTAATCTTTTACTTACTTGACCAGATTTCAAATAATCAAATTTAAATATACGTACAGATCCACTACGTTTATATTCTGTATTAACTGTTATTAGATCATCATAATTATTATCAATCATATATTGAATGCATTCATCAAATGTGTGTGATCTATTTGGATTATCTGGCTGCAAACATACTACTAAATCATAATCTTCGACTAAATTAGTTACAATATCTAAATATACATCAACTACTTCTGTATCTCCGCATAGTTCTTTTTTTCTATTATGGAAAATAACTCCGTATGACATTACAATATTTTTAACTTCTGTAGATTCTGATGAAACTATTATATCTACATTATGTTTACTTGAGTTTGCATAATCAATTGAATATTCAACTAATGTTTTACCTTTAATTTTTTGTATATTTTTTTTAGGTAATCTTGTTGAATCTGTTTTTGCTGGTATAATTGTTAATATTTTCATATTCCTGTTTGTTTCGGTGAAAAATTAGTTCTTTGAGTTTTATCAATCCATAACGGATGATTTTTCATTGATTCATAATCCAATGTTATATTATTTTTAATAACGTTAGATTGATAATGTTTCCAAATTTTATAATATGAATCTAGATAATAACTATTGATATCTACATGAGTGTTAAACGTATCCAAACAATTGGGATCTGCGTCTGTAAAATAAAATTTATCTACCTCATACATTGTTTTCATGAAAATCCAATTACTCAATTTGTTATTTTTTCGATAAACTGATTTTACTATGTCTGACCACTTCCTATTCATAAAAACTACTAAATCATTTTCAGATACCAACGTTTGTATTTTATAAGTCATTGAAGGAGCTTGAACAACGATATTTGATTGTTGAATCAATTGTTTAAATATTTTTGAATTTTTTACTCCAAATGCGCCTTCATCAATAAACTTATAATTCAATGTTTTTGCAATAGCTTGAGCTGTAAATGTTGTGCCGGAACGTTGAAGTCCTACTATAATTATTCGTTCGAATTCTTTAAAGTATGAAATATCATATTCAATGTAATCTAACTCTACTTTAAAGTTATCAATTGATTGTATACAATCATTAATTGTATTTTGATCTAAATATATTTTTTTTGGACGTTTCATAATTTATTTACTGCCCATTTATATGCTCTAGTTTGGCCTTCAATCGTCATTCCACCAGTATGTGGTGTAACTATTATGTTTTCTCCTCGATTCATTGCTTGTATAATAGGAGATGCTTTTAGATTGTCAAATTCATTTTCAACTACATCTGCACCATATCCCGATATAACCTTATTTTCCAATGCTTCTATAATATCTTGTTCATTAACTATTTCTCCCCTACTGGTATTAATAATATATGGAGATTTTTTACTATATCCAAGTAATTTTTTATTAATCATGTAAGTCGTTTCTGGCGTTACATGTACATGTAATGATATAACATCACATTGTTCGAACATAATTGGTAATTCGCAATAAGTATTGAGTAAAAATGCATCATCCATATCTTCTCGTATATACGGATCATATACTTTTACATCAGCTCCGAATGCTTTGCAATAATCATGCATCATTTTTCCAAGCCTACCATATCCAATGATACCAATTGTTAATGATTTAACTTCACGACCTACAAACTTTGTATAGTCCCAATTATATTCAGAAACATGTTGTTTGCTTTGTGGTATATTTCGTATCAATGACATCATTAATCCAAATGCTAATTCAGATGTTGATGGAAGCTGTTTAATTAAATCATAATCTTTTGTTAACGAGAATATTTTGATATCATTATCGTTACAATATTCTACATCTATATGATTCATACCAGTTGAACACGTATTAATTAATTTAACAGACGTTCCTTGCAATAACTCTTCATCAATTTTATATGTTTGTTGATTCGGGTTACAAAGTATAGTATCGATATTATCATTAATTAATAAATTTCGAACTTGCTCTTTTGATGCAGTTTCATGAAGAACTACCTCTCCTTTTGTATGCAGAAGATCTAATACTCCATTTAAATGACCAATTGGTGTTATTACTGCTATTTTCATTTTTTAAATTTTAAATCTAAACAAATTTCTTGAACTACTGAATTTGTACTGTTTTTAATTGTGTAATTCAATATTTTTTTAGCTTTATCAATATTTGCAAATCTAACTAATATTTCCTGATAGTTACCAAATACTTTTTCTGCAGGCACATATATTATTTTTGATTTTTTTCTGAAATATGAATTAACAAATTCTGCAATGTATTTTACGGTAGTTTGCTCATTAGTACCTAAATTAATAATTTCGCCATTTGTTTCTTTTGGATGGTTCAATATTGAAACAAATCCTGTAGCAATATCATTAGCGTGGGAAATTGATCTCGTTTGCATTCCATCGCCGTGTATTACTATGTCTTGTCCTTGCGATGCTAATTTTGCAAATAATGGTACATGGCCTCCACTCCATGTTTTTGAAGAACGTTTTGAAGCACATCCGAAGATACGTATCACAGTGCATTCTAGTCCTTGTTGTTGAAAGGTATTTAGTATGTGTTGTTCACTATACCATTTTGATAATGCATATGAATATCGAACATTTGTAGGAGCACCCATTGTTATGTCATCATCTTCACAAAATGTTTTTGAATTGCCGTATATATCACTAGTAGATGCGAATATAAACTTAGTTTTGTGTCGCAAACAACGATCAACCAAGATCTTGGTCATATGATAATTTGTGTCTAATATATCTGCAGACAATACACTACCATCCCATGCTTTTTTTAATGATGCAAAATGATATATAACATCATATTTTGTTTTATAGTTTTCAATATTTTCTACTTTGTCATGTATAAATTTAAAATTTTTATTTTTTATAGCATTTGACAAGTTTTCTAATGTACCATATGATAAGTCGTCAATTCCATCAACTATATGCCCTGCGTCAAGCAATAAATCTGTTGTATGGCTGCCTACTAATCCAGCTGCTCCTGTTACTAGTATATTCATATGTTAAAACTCCTTAATGGTCCGTTATTTATATCATGATTAAAAAATTCTAAAATAAGAGTGTTCGAGTAATGATCTTGTATTTCTTTAAAATTTTCATGAACATTTTCATAATGCCACCCCCATCTTTCTTTCCATGCGGTGAAGTTAGAATATTCTCCAAAATGATAATCATTTCCTCGCATTGCTCCCTGAGCTGAATTTTTATTTATATCGTATTTTTCTTTCAAAGACTGATTGTTTAAACAATATAAATCTGGTAAGATTAAACACGCTTTATTTTTATAATTAAACTGCATTGCTATATCCGGTAACCACAAATGAAAATGATATTGATTGGTTGGTATGATATACTCATTCCAATTATTTACATTAATTCCAACTGCAGCCCACATTGGAAATTCTACTATAAAAGGAGTTTTCCAAACATCTTGTTTTAATAACTCTGCTTGTTGTTTTGTACATAGCCATCGTTTAGATCGATTTTGTACCGATAAATGGCACATCCCTATCATTCCCAATGGAGACTCACCTTGTTGAAATAAGTCATAACTATTTAATGTATAGCCGCCATGATCTAAAACGTTAAACCCAATTATTCCAAAATCTTCTAATTTATCTGATTTTATATAACTGTCTAGTTCACTAAAAAAGTTTTCAGATATAGGATATATATCATGTTGAAAGCACACTATCCATTTACAATTAGATCTATTCTCATTAATAAAATCAATTAAGGTTTGTGTAGCCATTTGTACGCCACGATCTTTATTTTCTAGGAAAACTATATCATGTTTCTTACAAATAGCTTTACCTTTTTCTAATTCCTCTTCACATGAATTATCATCTACGTTAACAAACTCAAACCCTTCAATATCGATGTTTTTTAATACTTCTCCTTCTAGCATATCATAGTTATTTCTAGAAGAAACATATATAATTAAATTGTCTTTTTCCATAACAGTGTTTTCATAACGTTTCGTAAAAATTATTTTGTTTTTCTTGTCTCGCAATTGTTTTGTGATGCTTCAAACACCACTCTGGATTTCTTGGTAAATGACTCAATGTCTTGTACCCATCTAACACTTCATGTACTCGATTTTTCCAACGTATTGATTCTGAGTTACGATAAATACGCCATTGGTAGTCTGGAAAGTTTACATAACCCTTTTCATTTACTTGCCAACCCCATTTTGACACGTGTTGAGGAGTCAATCCTTCAACCGTATTGATTCGGGGAACCATTATTACATCTACTTGGTTATGTTCTAAAACTTGAGGTAATGCTGAAAATAAGTAATTATCAACCATCTCATCAGCATCAATCTGAAATACGTAATCTCCCGTACACATATCAGTAAGCCAATTCTTCATTTTCCCGAAATCACCATCAAAATCATATGAATACCATCTAACAGGATAATCTTGTAATGGTTGATACGATGTTCCTGGGTCTACTGAAACAAGATATTCTCTAACTTCTTTGGTGCCGTTTACTGAATCATATACTATTACAATTTCATCTTCATCTCTTTTATTTTCGATTAAGAATGTGAGTAATCGTTTGATTTCATCAATCTCATTACAGACTGGTATCGCATACGAAATTTTCATGATAATTGTTCTAAATATTTTTCTACTTGTTCTACTGCGTCATATGTATTAGTTGTAGATTCAATTAATTCTACTATAGTTTCTGCTATTTCTCGTGTACTCATACTTTTTGTAATTTTGGTAAATTCAATTTAGGAAGTTTCAAGTCTTGTTGCATTGGAATTGACTCTGTTCCTTTATCGATAATTTCTATTAATTCGTCATATCGTTTGCTTACCGCTTTTTTGCTAAAATTGTTAATTGCATAATATCTTTGACGTTTTGCTAATTCAAGCCACTTTTTATAATTTTTCTTGACTTCTTTCAACATCTTTTCTGCATAACGATAATCAACAGTAAACCATTTAGCTTCTTTCAATAGAAATTGATTTTGTGCGGATGCATCAATTGGAGTCACTCCTCCAGGCAAAGCACAGATGAAGTCTTTGTTCAAGAAGTCTGCAGGACCAGAATAGTGTGGAGCAATAATAGGTTTGCCTGTAGTTGCAAATTCAAGTAGCGGACGTCCAAATCCTTCACCTTTTGTGAATGATACCATTGCCTTTACCTTTGGGTGATTATACAATGAATTCATTTCATCATCAGTTAAATCTCCATGCAACAAGTATACATTTGGTAAACGATCTTTCTTATGCAAGTCTCTAATCTGTGCAATTTTATTTTCAACCTCAAATCTGTCAGTAACTGAATATGTTGCACCTGATGTTTTTAAAATCAATGCCGGAGCAGAAGTTTGATTTTTAAATGTATTGAAAAATGTATGTATCATTCCAGAAATGTCTTTCCTGTCTTGACCTAAATTGCCTTGCAACCAATGACCCACTGAAAGAAATGCAAATGATTCTTCTATTTGATCAATTCCTGTTAATTCAATCAGCGGTTTACTATTATCATAACATGTTTCATCAAAATATTCTGGAATAACCTGTATGTTACTAGCAACTGATTTCTGTGTTGCTTGTGCTGTATTTAGAATTACTTGTTTTGTAAATTCACTTGGCACAATAGTAACATCCATTTGATTGATTTTGTCAATCCAATCCGGAGGACAAATGTCGCCTTCTGTCGCTGCAGTGACACCTATGTTAAACTTGCCTACCTTTTGAAATTCATTAGGAACTGTTATTTGTACCCATATATCAGGTTGTTCTTGCATTTGCGAAGAAATGAATCTTGATTTCCAATCATCTGAAATAGGATATGAAAATGGTGTATGCCCCCACGGCAACGAAATCAGCTTGATATCCCATTCTTTAGATTTTTTTTCTATTAGATTAGAAATAACTTCTCTTGCGTGATGCCCATAACCACTTTGTGTCTGTACTGGTGATGCTATAACTACTTTTCTCATTCGGTAATACCTATATTTTCGTATTGTGTGGATTCTACTTTATTAAATGTATATCTAGGCCGAGCGTCTTTTGGTTGAGTGAACAAAAAGTCAATATGTTGAATCATTGATTCGCCCATCTGCTTGGCTGTTAATCCATGTGTCAAACAAAATTCTCGTCCTGCAATACCTGCTTCTTGTCGTTTTGTGTCTGAAGTTTCCCACCACTCTAGTATTGCGTTTCCCACATCTTCAAAACGAACTCTATCATCAAAGATATATGGAGTAGCCGGCGATCCTTGTAATGATCTATTACTTGGAAATACTGGCTTAGCCCATTCCCCATGTTTCTTATATTTTCCTGTATGGTTTGTGGTGAAACTCTGATCAAATGTAATCCAATCGCCGTTCTCATCCTCAAATCTCATTTGGTCTTGCAATCCTCCAGTAACAGTATTTACAATGACAGTACCTGCAAGTAATGCTTCTGTGCTACTAAGTCCCCAACCTTCATTTGATGCAATGTTTACGACAACATCAGCTACATTATACATTGCATTAAGATCTTTTGCAGCCAATTTCTTGTCTGAAAATAATACTTTAGCATCTGGTGCTACTGCTTTCCAAACTGCTCTTAAATCAGTTCCATTACCGTCTACTATTGAAGTATGCATAACAAGTGCTACTCGGTTTTGTTGATCTTCTGGTAATGATTTTCGGAAATGCTCAAATGATAAAATAACATCACCTGGAAGTTTTCTTCTAATGTTTCTATTGTTCCACATTACTAAGAAATCAACACCATTATCTGTTTTTAGTTGCTTGAACATTTTTTGATATGCATCATCATCTTTAGGCAATGGCTTGTAATATGTATCATCTAATCCGTGAGGAACATATGCAGTATATACAGTATTCCATGAGTCTTTTTCAAAATGAACTTCATCTAGATTTAAATCAACTACATTGAACCCATTCTGCCCTAGTACTTCTCTGTGAATGTTGTCAGATTGTTTTGAAATACCCATAATCAAATCCGAACTGCCGTAGAAAGGAGCATTCCACATTGGGTATGGCAAATCATCCCAAATTGAATAATAAATAATTGGAAGATGATATCGTGTTTTTAGCTCATGCTCTAGAGCATATAGCCATGTCCAATATCTCGGATCCGTGAAATGGAATATTGCATCTGGTTTCTCATGTTCAATTACTTGAAATAGTATATTTCTATCTCCGTAACCATCCCATGGAATAATTTTTACTGAAGCATCTTCTACTCCAGTTTCTTTTACAAATTCTGGTGATGCATCAACTAATTTTCCTTGTTCTGGATGTTTGATTGCAGCTCCAATTTGAACCCAATCATATTTGTGAACTGTCTTTAAAACTATCTCTTTACTAATAGTTCCAATACCAGACGGTAACCGTAGATCATCTGCCAGAAGCAGAATCTTCTTTTTTGCCATTCGTAACCTTTTCTTTATTTTAATATAAATATATTATTTGAGAATAACAACCGATTTGTTTTTCTTTCTTGCTCGTTTAACTGCTGTATCAAGTTGTGGGTCTAATTTACCTGCAGAAAGTACAATCATCTTATCGCAAGCATCTGCAATAAGTGTCATGCGATGAAGAAGCTGTGAAAAATGATACTTTTTGCCATAATATGCTTCTGGCATAGCAGAATACATATTTTTACCTGTATATGATGCATTGTATTCTACATAAGGAAGTCCAAATTCTAATGAATACTTTTTTACCATATGCGGTGCACCTTCTGCGCCTCCCTGTCCTAATACAGTAACCGACTGGTCTAATCGTTTTAAACGACCCAACACATCTTGGAGTTTTCTTTTACTCTGCCAATCTCGGCTACCAATTACAGCTATTTTCATTTTTTTCGATAGTCGTCATAACGATAACGAATGTGTTTAGGTTTGAAACCATAACCAATTCGAAATCCTCGTTCTAACATCTCTCTGTTTTGTTTGTTATTAGGACCTTCAATATCAGTAAGCAACGTATATAAACAACGTTCATATCCTCTGTCAGGCTTATGACGTTTCATTAAATATTCATATACATATGCGTGTTTGTGCTGATACATTATACTATAATATAATGAAAATTACTCACGAATCCTAATAAAAGTACAATTTAAATATTCTTCAATTTCTTTTTGTCGAATTTGATCTTTTTTCTTTAATAAACCATCTTTATCAAAATGGCCTGGTTCATCGAACTCAAATACAATATTTTTTTCTTTAGAATATCCATCAACCCAATAACCAAGTTCTTTAATATAAAATTCACCACCATTTTCAGCATGCTGTAAATCTGTTATACCCAGTTCTTTTGCCTTTGTTTCTAATATCGGTATTGATTTCAAATTATAATTAGGAGCTAACATTTTCCCGTCTTCAGTGATAGTTCGTTCTAATCTAGCGATAGCTGATGTACGTCGACGTCGTTTAGTTTCTGCAGATTCATTTTGTATTGCTGATCGTATCTTGTTATTTACGTCATCAGTGTTACGCGCACACTTTTTACAAACAGTAGTTGGATTTTGTTTTAACATATGTAATGTTGTATATCCCATTAATTCATCACAACCATCTGATGGACATAATTTCCAAAATTTCGGCTTATCTCGTTTTAATGTTTGTCCTTTATTTGTACAATTCCACGTTCCTTCACGTACTCGTTTTTCATACTGATTCTTCGCGGTACATTTTTTGCAAGGTTTACTGCCATTTCGAATAGCTTGGTTTAATGCCCTTTGATTTTTATGAAAAATTAAATCACTACATTGCGGACATTCTCGACTATATTCAGATTCAAATTTAAATTCACTCATATTTACCTTTTTATATAAATATGTGTAAAGTTTGTAAATATTGTTATTCGCGGATACGGTTTTCCATTGGGCATAAATCATATCGTTCTTTTGCGAAGCAATATTTGCAATTCTTTGCCCCTTTGCCAGCAACAGCCATGTATTTTCGATCTTCAACTTTTTTACCATCGGGTTGGAAACATTCTTCAACAAACTGATCAATTTGTTTTTGTACTTTGTTTCGTGAAGGTTTTCCAGATGCCGGTCTTACCTGTTGAATTCGCTTTTGCGGAAACATTGATTCTTCAAGAAGCTTTCTTTTAACTATAAAAAATTCAATGTCAATGTTGTCTACTGGTACGCCATACTGCTTTGAAAAGTATGTCTTATATGCTATGAGTTGAGCAGCCTTTAATTTGTCTGCCTTTTGCCATTTGTTCCAGCCCATTCGACTGGTTTTAATGTCAATGATTGATATGGTATTAGTTGCAGTGTTTCTAATTACTAAATCTATGAATCCGTACCAAAATACATTTGCATTTTTTTCTGATGCTGGCACACATAAATCTAATTCGACACCAACCAGCTCTGTATTCTTCGTGCTAAAGTATTGTCTTCGACGCTTCTGAAACCATTCTAGAATAGCAACGCCATCTTCTAAATACTCACCCAATTCATGTTTATTGGAAAAATGCTCTCCTGTCTGTTCAACAGCTTTCGCATATTCTGCTTTGAGCTTTTCTGTAAGCGTATTTCGGAAATTCATCCAATCTGCTTGCTTCACACCTTTTGTAAGCAATACCGTAAGGTATTCTTGCATTGTTTCGTGAAATGCAGTACCAAATGTTGTTTCAATGCTATGAGTGAATGGTGCTAACTTTTTGATGTATGCAAGTTCCCATTGTTTAGGACATTTCTCATACATTGACCATTGTGAATATGAAATGCGTGTTGGTACCGTAAATGGATCACGTCTTGCTAATTTGAATAATGGTGCAATATATTGTACGTCTGGCATTTTATCGTGCTTCTATTTCTTCTCGGATCATTTCCATATCTCCCCATGTATATGTAAATTCTGCAGGCATACCAAAAAAGAATGACTCTGACCATTCTTGGTCTTTAATAAGAAACTCTCTAATTAGTTCTCCACCATTGGCGTCATCTTCAAACGTCATTGCGTCAGCTGCAGCTTCATACAATTCATCTAAGTTTATCGTATTATGCTTGCACCATGTAATGAAGTCAGATACGGTATCTTCTCGCAAGAATGAGTCATACACTTCATGATCATCAAAGTCTTGATTGAACTCAAACAATGTCCATGCATTACGATATTCATCTTCAGCATAACCTGTTATTGAACATTTTTCTTGCAAAGCAATCTTTTCAAATAAATTGTTTGGAATATACCATGCAGATGTTACGCTGAAATGTACTTTGTTGTCATATGACTCTGGCAAATCATTAAGATAAAACCATTTTGCACCGCCATGATCTAAATTTTCACTACGTGTTGGAAAGTCGTCAAACCCTAAATATTTGTAGAGTTCCATATCAATTTGTTCACACTCACCAAATTTATTTGCGAATGCCTCTGCTTGATCTGCGGTCTCAAACTCTGCTGTAACTATCGAATAAATGTCGTTTGCCATTTTATTTTATTATAAGAAATTACTTTGAAATATCCAAATAATTACTTGGCCCATTTGCCGTTTTGAACTAGTTGTGCAATGATGCCATATACTGAAAGATCAGCATAAGTATCTTGAGTTGATTCACCCACTTCATCTGGCTGACCGAGTACTACTAGTTGTTTTAGTCGTTGAATTTTATCATTCATTCTGAACCATAAACCTGTCAGTGATAGTTTGATATCATCATCAGTCTGCAATGCAGTACCTACTGAAATATTGCCTGGCCCATAATTCCTTTGTTTTTTACAAAAGGTTTCATATTGTTCCCACATAATCCTTTTGTATTCTTCCATCATTTCCGGATATGTTTCTTCACAATATTGAATTGCACTTTGATTGGATTTGCTCATTTCACTCCTTTAGTTAGTTTTTTAATTTCGTTTGGTTGATAACCGTAACGTTGTAGCAGGAAAGAGCAACTATCCTTTGACATAAGATCAACATAATCTGTAGCCTCAGCAAGGCTAACCTGATAATGTTCGGCTACTTGTGAAACTAACTCTTTTTCATACTTATCTTCCTTCTTGCCTTTTATGTATTTAGCGAAGGTCTTGTTTGATGGGAGGAGACCATGATACAAGCGATAAGTATCTTTGGGAGAAAGTAAACCTATTGTGTAACGCTGTAACTCATTGATAACTTCAGTTAGTTCCATACGCATTGATAAGAATCGATTAACAATGAATGGAGAGAACTGTTTTTGATCATGATCTGACCATTCTGACCATTCTTTCTTTTGATGCGTAATTCCATTGATAAAGTCAAAGATAGTTGCTGCTTTCTTTTCTGCCATGTTTAATATTTTTTACCGTGCTTATAAGGTCTTGTTCTATTATACTCCAATTTCAATTCAATGTGTCGTTCTAAATCAATACCAAAACCTTCACACATATCAAGAATACGAATTACTGTATCAGCAATTTCATCTTCAAATGTATCTTTTATACATTGTTGAAAATCTGCTTGATAATCGGCTGCTTCGGTTCTATCAATTGCTTTTGCGTCAAATTCTTCAACATCTGCTTTCTTATCAGCTCTATGCGCATCTAATGCTTCACCTAATTCTGATACGATTAACATTAAAACTTCACCTACATTTTTTCTATCTTCCCAAAAGCCTTTTTCTACATTGACTTTGTGGATTTCTTGTTGTATTTCTTTTATATTCATAACTCATTCATTAATTTAACAAACATTGCCATTATGTTAATTTCGTGGTCAACGACGTGTGCATCTTGGTATTGAGCTTCTGCCAATATTAAAATAACACCAGCAACATGACCTGTTCCATACTCGTCGATTGTATCATACAAGAATGTGAATAGTGGTTGAAAGTCTTTTACTTTGCTGTCAGCTATAATTTGACGTATTTGAGTAAATGCTTTCTTCTTATCTTTCAAATTCTTTAACACTTCAAGTATTTCAGTCATGTAATTGGCTTGAACTGTGCTTTGCTTGTCAATACGCAATTCGCCGTTGACTACTTGAGCTTGAGCTGCATTGATTGCTCTCCTGACATCTGGGTATGATGCATTGATAATTGTTGCTACATCTTTAACATCATATTTTACGCCCTTATCGTCAAGAACCGTTACTAATCTTTGTGCTACATCACGCTTATTTGGTGGAGTAATACCGAATACTTGACACCTTGATTGTATTGGATCGATGATCTTTTCAACATAGTTACATGTAAGAATAAATCTTGTTGTCTTGCTATATGTTTCCATTAGATTACGCAATGCTGCTTGACCATTCGGTGTTAAGAAATCGGCCTCATCAAGAATCACAATCTTCCAACGCTTGAATCCTACTGTTGATGCATATCTTTTGATTTTATCTCTAACCGTATCAACAGAGTTTTCATCCGATGCATTGATATACATAATATCTGAATCAACGCCGTTTGCGATAATCCTTGCAAGTGTCGTTTTACCCGTTCCTGCAGGTCCATAAAGGAGAAGATGTGGCACATCTCCATTTTCGATGAAGATGCGCACTTTCTCTATGATATGTTCATTACCAATGTATCCATCTAATGTTGAAGGTCTGAATGACTCTACCCAAAGTGTATTTTCTACTTGTCCTATCATATCCAATTAGTTTTGTAATTGTACAAGGAAATAAGTAGAATCAAAATCCTGACCGTGAAATTCAACTTTAGCCAATCCTTGTGATGAAACATGAAGCGTACCCATATCACCGCGGTTTGCAGTCAAAATTTCTTTCAATTTGTCTGCTGAGAACATGATTGGTTCCATTGGATTCACCCCGCCATCAATCTCAAATGAAATATTATCTGCATTGATGGTTGTATAATTGATAATGAAACGAATTTTACCTTCTTTTACTTGAACGGCAAAGTTCTTTGCATCTGGTAATGCATTCTTTGCTTTAATGAAACGATTGATGAATACATCATCTAAGTCAATGCTAACCTCATAATCAGGTTGTTGATTGATTGCTGGTACTGCTGGGATAACTGTAGTGTCTGCCAACATGAATGTCATCTTGGTAGATCCTTCTTTGATCTCCATTGAAAAGTTCTTTCCAGCACTTTCCTTTACGTTGATGTCAATGTTTTCATTTACTGCTGACAACATCTTTGTTAATGTACCTGTGTGATTGATACCTAACTCTCCTTTAAGAAAGGGATCGGTTTTCCATTGAACATTACCAACTACTGTCTGATCAGAGTCAATTAAATCACAGCTTACGCCGTTTTCATTTTCCTTTACAATAACCGCTTCACAGTTTCCTGCTAAATGATAACGATTAATAAAATTTACGAGTTTACTTTTCTCCATTTTGTAACCTATTTTTATAATTAATTTGTCTTTTGTCCAAAGAATTGATTGAATGATGTAGCATTGATAGTTGATATACTATCACCACCAAACTTTTTATATACTTTTTTGTATTTTTCATATACATGCATTGCTGCGTCTGGATCTGCAAACATTTCATGCATTGATAGAATAACTGAATACAAGTCTCTTGGAATAAGTGTTTCTAGCATTTCTACATGGCTATCAACAACCTTATTGATATCTTCTGCTAATCGTACATACAAATGTGTATTATGAACTACCATTCGAGGCATAGCTTCTTGTGAATAACGATCTAACCCTTCTGCAGTTTTGCCTTCTAAATATTCATATGTAAAGTCTTTACAGGCCGGGCAATCTAATCCGCAAGCTACATGTTGATGCTTATCAACTTGAGTAGATGCAGTCTTACCTTGTGTAATATGTGTTTGTCTACGATATTCATTATTTTTAGGAAAATACAATTCACTGAATGATTGAACTTTATAATTCCAAGAATGAAGATATGTCCCATATACTGGATATTGTCCTGGCGATGATGAATCTGTGCTAACATATATTCTATTATTAGTTAACTTGTTCATTAGTTTTTGCAATGTTGCTAAAATAAAGAAATCTGATATCTTACTGATACCCAACAAGTGCAAGTACTTGTTATGTTCTTTTTCAAATTCCTTTTCTTGAAGCATTAAAGCTAATGCAAACATGAAGTCTACTAACTTTTGCGGGCCACCAATTGCCCAACCACTGAAATCAAAGTCTTTGAATTTATGATACCACCATGTATATTCCTCAGAATTAGATCCTTGAAGCATATTAATAAATGCAGTCTTTCCTGATTGATTCTTTTCAAACCATTTAAAATTATCAAATGAAATATCCGCACATTCATGAAACTTGTTCTTGTATACAGTCTTAGGTGGAATATCCAAATTAGCTGCAACATCTGAATTAGCTTCTAACCAATGAAAGATCTTTTCTCTCAATTCATTTGAATATGGCAATGCTCCTGTTGCAATCTGATAACCACCTGAGTCGCCAAATACTAATACATCTTTTTCTAATCCGAGCTGATCGCGGAAATCCATTTTCTTGTAATGATGACCTGCAGTAATCAAAAAGTATGGATGTCTCCATTCTGCTGGGTATCTCGAGTCATAAAATTTAACGGGAGTACCATCTGAAAATTTATAATCCTTTTTGAATGCAGATACCATAGAACCTGCTGATAATGAAGGATAATATATAAACCTTTTATCTTGCATTTATTTCCTTTAATTTATTAAGTAATTTTGTTGCTGAAAAGAAATGCTCATGTAACAAGTTAGCTTGGTCATTTGCTTCACGCTGCAAATCATGAGATTCTAATTCTAATATTTTATTGACTACTGCATCTACCGTGCCATCTGTCTTGAAACCGTCATAATACATTTCAACATATGAAAGTCTATTTGGAACAATTGGAACAGCTCCTGCACAAGCAGCTTCATACATTGATATGCCCAATGTTTCTTGTTCTGCAAATGATACAGCAAAACGAGCTGTTCCTAGCAGGTTATGATATTGATCCTTTGTAAGATTTTCTTGCATAGGAACTCTAAATTCGTAATGAGATAACTCAGGTCTTTTAGATAATTCTTCAAATAAATCTAAACGCTTTTCTGGAGCAATACGATGCGGAAATACTATTATAGGCTTTCTTTCCTTTTGCTTAGCTCGGTCCAACAAATCTCGTGTATATGACATCGGCCAACCTGTATGATGTAATTTTACATCTGGAAATACATTACGTATTTGTTTTTCGTGAGAATAAGTAGCTACCCAATTATAATCAAATGCTTCGAAGAAAGAAGCTTCTGCATTACGTATCCACTTTTCATTTCCAATCAATCTACCTAAGAAATCATTTGGGTCATATGAACCTGCGTGCCATAAACCATGCAGTGTAATGTCTTTACCTAATAGTTTAGACATATACTTGATGTTGATAACACCGGGATGCCAAGCATCTGTAAATACAAACTGATCTCCGTCTTGTATTTTGTCTTCAACGAATAATCGAGATATTTGGTGGACTTGAGTAGCTTTATACATATTAGTACCACCAAAGTTCAAGAATGCACCTGGTGTAGTCATTTCTGGAATTTCTTGATCACCTTCAATAACAGTTACCTCAAGTCCATTTTCTTGAAGCCATTGAGGAACAAACCACTTCCACTCTGATGTGTATCGTGTTGGAATACTTTCTAAATCTACTACGTAAATCATCTTTCTACAATCGCTCCATTTTCGTTGTCCTCAGATACTTCTACCCGATACAAGTTATTATTATGTTCTAACAACCACTCACCAATATCTTCGCAGCTCATCCGGCCGAATTCTAATATGTTGCCTCCGAACGCATTTCTAAGTTGCTTTTTTATTCTGCGTTGCATTAGAATAAACTCTTCATCTCTGTCTGTATGCGTTACGTGAGCATAACACTTGAAATGAAACATATGTCTGTGTCTATCAGACAAAAATGCTACTTCTGGAAATACATCTTTAGCTTCAGGCCAACAATGAAATCCTTCTATTGCAAATGTTACAAATACTGAATATTTCATAATTCTTCGTCAAATTTATATGATGATGGTGTAATTTCCATCATGTTCAACTTAGTTACTTGATGCACCCGATACCAACCCGCATCAATTGATAGCGTATCGGTGTCTTTCAACACTTGTAATGCTGTATCATGAATTCGATAGATAATGTGGCATCTATTAACAAGGTCTGGAGGGATGCGTTCTATGGTGTCTTTATCGGCTTCAATAGTTACTGCCATATTGCTAGAATCTAATATCCATCTAACTGTATCGATATATGGAGTATTTTCATGGCACTTCTTCATATACTCAATAGTAAAATAATAGTGAGGATACTCTCCTAAATTGTCGACAAGTAATCCATAACTATTTTTATTGCCATCACGTTCTAAATCTCTAACAAACATTGTCATTAAGTCAGAGTAGCGGCCTTCGCACTCTCTGCCTCGCCACTGTTTTTTTCCATACATAACTAAATTCCTTAAATTTATAACTTATTATAATAAAATAGACTGATTAATCCAAATCACATTTTGATGATTTTTGTAAATTTTCTTTTCCACATTCAGGACAATTTCGTTTCATAATAGTAAGAACCATGTGCCGTTCGAGGTCGGAGTCTCTACTAAACACATGGTCTTTGAAAATATTTTACAATGTAGCTCCGACTCTACATTAATAAATATCATTGAAAACTGAAAAACTTATTCATATTATTATTTTCTGGAAGTTTATCCCATCCTAATGCGGCATAAAAGTCATCTAATTTACCTCGAAGTTCTCTGTCGAATATCTTGTTCCGATCAATGTATGTTTCAACAAACTCAACTATTTCTGGTGGGTCTTCGTATCCTCGTAACGCCATTGTATCAAATCCATATGGATTGTCTCTAAGATAGCCCCACTTAACCTTTTCTCCATTAATTAACTGTGCAAACGTCTTAGTGCCTGATCGTTCAATGAGATCATTGTAATTGATAGCTGACTTCACATGAGCAGGTGTTCCTGACATATATCCGCCAAATGCTTCTCTACCTTTTGTATATTTTGTAATGTTCTTAACACCTGAGTTTTTCATTACATTGAGAACTTCTGATTCTTTGATTCGATTCTTAAAGTTCATTACAAGATCTGTAGTTTCTTGCTTGTTCTTTTCTTTCAGAATGAACCAAAGTGTTTCTTTCATGATTTTCTTGAAATCTTCCGGGAACGATGATCTAATCACATCCAAACCTTTGATATCCATTTTGTCAGTAGGCTTACCTTCTTTGAATATCACCCATTGAGCATATCTTTTCTTTGCAATCCATAAACCAGACTTTGCAACATATTCTTGTTTAATTTGTAATCGATGTTCATTAACATTATGAAAACGCTTTGCATATATGTCATACATTGCATTTACATGTTTTTGAACTTCAGCTGCAACTTCATTGGTCTTTTCAATCATGAATTGCTCATCCGTTTCGTCAAATCCTGGATATCGTTTATGCAAGAGAGGTAGAGAACTGACAAACGTTGAGTCTGTGTCAGTGTAGAATGAAAACT